CTCGGCGGTGAGAGGGAGGCCGAGGCAGAGCCCCTTTACGGCTTCGCGGCCTCGGATCTGCTGCTGGTGTGGCTGCTGTGCCCTGACAGATAGTTTTGAAGGGGGAGTGATCCGGGATATGCCGGGAGGAGGCGGGATATCGTGGGACGGGATGGCTAGGGCCGGGCGGGGATCGGGGTTGTCAAGCGCCGCCGGCCAGGGCAATGGGCAAAATGGGCCGACGACACTTAGATTTGGTGAAATGTCGCGAGCGCGACGCGTAGTTTTGAACAGCTAGCGGACGTATTCCCGGCAGCTCCACACCACGCGGCCGATAATCCGTATCGAGCCCGAAATCTCGCCGTTCATATCCACTTCAATTGATGTATATCGCTCGTTTCTGCTCCGCAAAATAAGCTTACCTGGAATCTTATCAAGGTACTTAACGTAAACTTCCTGGTCTATCCCGATAGCAAAGAGTCCGCCGGCTATAATTTGATTCTGGCCTTGATCAATCAGAACAGTATCTCCGGACCAGATATCCGGCTCCATGCTATCGCCGGCTACGTCCATTAAAACCATCCGCTTGGCGTGTCCCTTGCGTCGTAGAAAGTCCGTCTTGAACGCATAAAGGCCGATCACGTCGCCCTCGGTCTCCAGGCTGCCGGTTCCGGCTGAAAGCCGCGCCCTGACCTTGGGAATTAGGCTATATCCCTTTTCTTCCGCGTCCTTAGCGCTCATCCACTGCGGCTCGCCCTCCGGGATCGGGTTTATCTTTTGCGCCTCTGCGGGCGCAATTTTAGCATTGCCGGGAGTCTGTTTGATGCGTTCTGGGGAGGTCTCCCCAGTTAAAAGCCAGTCAATTGAGCAGGCTAAAATCTTTGCAAGGCCTATCAGATGCTCGCCGCGTGGAATCCTGCCGCCCTCATAGTTCTGTATTGATGTTAGGCTAATACCAATCTTTGTGGCCAAATCTTGTTGGGTTAGACCAGCCGCCTCGCGCTGAAATTTGAGTCTCTCAGCAAACTTTGTCTGTTTCGGGCTTTCGAGTTGAAAGTCCGAAGACTGCCCTGCATCGTACGTCTCAGCGATTGGCATACGTAACCATTTTGTTTTTAAGATTAAAACAGTAAAGACAAAAGGTGACCCAAAAACGTAAGTCCGAAACAAACTTTCGTGTTGACACACAACAAAAGTTGGACCATTTTCGTCTGGGCGTGGTCATCGTCTTGACCGTGTCGCCCGAATTTAGACGGGAAACCAGGGAAGGGCAATGTCTAAGGCAAGACGCAATCTCGGCGGAACCATGGTGCAGCTCACGCTGCCCCTGTCCAGCCTGCCCACGGCCTCGATGCAGGCCGGCAGTCTGCGCCGCCGCGAGGCCGTCAACGAAGCCTTCCGCATCGCCCTGGATGCCTCGGGCCTGTCCCGGGAATACGTCGCCGGGGAACTGTCCCGGTTAACAGGCGACCAGGTCAGTATCCACCATATCAACAACTGGACCGCCGAGAGCAAGGACGACCGGCGCATCCCCCTGGAATACGCGGCCGCACTGACCGTGATCCTGGGGGATGCGCGCATTTTGGCCGCCGCCTGCCCGGCCGGATACCTCGTGCTGCCGCCGGATGAGGCGGCCGTCTACGAGCTGGGCCGGGTGGTGGTCGATGAGCGGCGGCGCAGCCGGAAAAAGAAAGAACTGTGGGAGCGGATCAATGGTGCGTGATCGGGAAATCAGGATCTGGATGCTGCGGAAAGGCCTGAAAAATTGCGATGTGGCCCGGGGTGCCGGAGTGCACCCTTCTTATGTGAGCCACTTCCTGCGCAACCAAAAGACGAATTCTCCGGCAATCCGCACCTGGCTGTTGGAACATGGCTGCCCGGCCAAGTACCTGGGCAGCGAAAAGAAGGAGGCAGCGTGATGTTATTGAGGGACGCCGGCCAGTTGGGTGGCCTCCTGCATAAGCTCCGCCACCGACTTTTTGGAAGGAGTGACGCGTCCGCATGCGCACCGGATCTCAATTCTGACACGGCCTGGAAAGCGGCACTCTGCCAGTTCAAGCAGGTCGTAACTACCACAAGTGGAGCAAATTGGTTTGGAGACGGTCAAGGGGACTGGAAACTCCTCGACCCCAATGGCGTTGAACTTGAAACCGCCGTGCGAGAACTGCTTGAATATTTTAGGATTCCAATTCGGACAGCGGTTGGACATGTCGTTGAAGACGGCGTTGATCCCGCCAGACTGGCAGCGTTCTATAAGATGGGCTTGTTGCTTGATGTGGAAGGCCTCAAGAAGGCCAACTACTCCCAGAGTAAAGCACGCTGCGCCCACTGCGGCCGACGTATCCAGAAATATTTTTGCGAGACCGAAGGCAGCCACGGCGGCCAATACCGTCAAGACCCCGACTTGGTTCAAAGCACGGGACAACATCTCATGAACGGTCTTCAGGAAGGGGTCTGCTAGGATTTTTTCGGACATTTCCGCGTCTCCTTTTCGGGTTGACGGTTTCGGAAACAGGTAACGGAAACCCTAAAAGGGACGCGGAAAATCTTCAAGGGCGGTAGGCGGTAACGGCGATGCAAGACAGGGTTACGGCAAAACAGATCGCACAGGCGCTCGGCGTCTCGGAACGGGCCGCTCAGTCCCGCGCCACCAAGGAGTCTTGGTCGTTCGAGGAGATGTCGTGCCGGGGCGGTAAACGCCGTGTTTACCCTCTCGAAGTCCTGCCTGCCGACGTGCGCCAGGCCCTGGGCCGGGTGGCCGCGTCCGAAGCGGCCGCCGCCGGCCGCCTGGAAGGCCTCAAGCTCAAGCTCGACGCGGACACGGCCCAGGCCATCAGTGACGCAGCCCGCCAGGAAGGCTTGGCCCGATTCGCTCGCATGGGTGGCCAGGCCAAGGCCCGGGCCGAGGCCAGGGCCACCATCGTCGCCGCCTTCGAGGAATTTCAGCGCGCCACCGGACTGCCGCCTTCCACCGCGCGGCATGTTTTCGCCGTCCAATTCAAGGACGGCACGATCCCGCTCGACCAGGAAGTCCGCGCCCTCGTGCCGCAACTGTGCGCCAACAGCCTGCACAACTGGCAGAAAGCGCTCGAAACGGATGGCATCGCCCGTCTTGCCGGTGATTATGGAAAGCGCCGAGGGACCGGAAAAATCGGCAAAAACGCCGCAATCACGGACTTCATCAAGGGCATTTTGGCCGTCACCCCGCTCGCCTCGGGATCCTTCATCCAGGAAGGCCTGAAAGCCCGGTTCCCGGACACCAGTATCGACCTGCGGTCCGTGCAACGCTGGGTCAGGAAGTGGAAAGACGACAATCCGCGCCTGTATCTGGACCTGCAAAGCCCGGATGACTGCCGCTCCAAGTACCAGCCGGCCACGGGCAGCCGCTACGAAGGCATCGTGCGTCCGAACCAGCGCTGGGAAATGGACAGCACCAAGGGCGACGTCATGCTTTGGGACGGCCAGACCAAGTCCCGCCACATCATCGTGGCCTGCATCGACGTGTACACGCGTCGGGTTAAATTTCTGGTCTCGCGTTCCTCCAGTTCGGCCGCCGTGGCCGGCCTGCTGCGCCTGTGTTTGCTGGATTGGGGACAGGTCGAGGAGCTGGGCACGGACAACGGCTCCGACTACGTCGCCAAGCACATGGTGCGCGTGGCCCTGGCGCTCGGTATCGAGCGCGACGTGGCCCCACCCTTTACTCCGGAGCACAAGCCGTTCGTCGAGCGTGTGTTCGGCACGTTTTTGCATAGTCTTTTCGAGGGTCTGACCGGCTACATCGGGCACAACGTGGCCGAGCGCAAGGCGATCGAGGATCGCAAAGCCTTCGCCGAACGCCTGTCCAAGGGGCTTTACAAAGGTGAATTGGCCGAAGCGCCCGAGCTGCTGCTTTCTCCGGCCGCTCTCCAGAAATTTTGTGACGAATGGGCCGACGCCTACTACGCCCACAAGCCCCATTCCGGCGAAGGTATGGACGGCAAGACGCCCTGGGAAAAGGCGGCCGAGTGGACCCAGCCGATCGCGAAGATCCAGGACGTGCGGGCCCTGGACATCCTGCTTTCACCCGTGGTCGGCAAGGACGGCTGGCGTGACGTTCGGAAAAAAGGCCTCGAAATTTATGATAATTTCTACACGGCCCCGGAACTGGGCGGCCACGAGGGCCGGAGAGTCTTCGTGCTTCAGGACGAGGCCGACTGGGGCACAGTCCATGTGTTCCTGCCCAAGCAGACCTCGGACGATCTGGAATACCTCTGCCGGGCCGTGTGCCCGCTCCTGACGGGCATATCCAGGAAGGAAGCGGCCCTGGCCCGCCGCCGCGTCTACGACAAGGTCCGGGCCGAGGAAAGGGCCGCCGCGAAGGCCAACGCCAAGCGCGTTGGGGCCAAGGATGTGGTGCGCGAGGTCATGGAGCATGCCGTGGAGCAGGCCGGCAAGCTGTCCCGCCTCCCCGGCCCAATCGTACCCCACGAGACGCCTATGCTGGCCGAAGCGGCCCTGGCCGCCCGGGCCGGCGACGCGCCGACGCCCAAACCTGCCACCGAAGCCGATCTGGCCGCTCGCGCCGCCCTGGCCGAGGACATGGCCAAGCAAAAAGCCGCCGTGACCAAGCTGCCCGAGACGCCGCGCCAACGCTATGCGCGTTGGCTGGACGTCGACGCGGCCATCCGGGCCGACGCGGCCGTGACGGAACGGGATCGGAAGTGGTGGGCGAGCTACCGGCAGACACACGAATTTTCGGCCCAGGCCGCCTTGAGGGAGATGTTCCCGGACGTGGCGGCCTCGGCCGGCCAATAAAAGCGAACGCCCGCCGGTGGCACGACGAGCGCTCAAAAGAAACCAAAGCAAAGGAGTCTTTGCAGTGACGCAACAACCAGATCTTGTCAACGGCGCCGGTGGTACAGCCCCGCTCCAAAACGTGGGGCTATGTCTGTCGGCCCTGGAGAAGGCAGCCAAACGCCCGGGGCATCTGCCCGGCATGGTCGTGCTCTACGGACCGTCCGGCTACGGCAAATCCACCGCTGCCGCTTATGTGGCCACGCGCCTGAACGCCTACTACGTCGAGGCGCGCTCGTCCTGGACCAAAAAGGCCATGTTGGAAGCGATTTTGTGCTCAATGGACATCCGCAAGGGGCGTCCCACGAATCTCCCCGGAACACCGAAGCAGCCTATTGGCCCCAAATCATGGCCGGTGCAGCCGGCGCGGACCTTGGCCGGCATGATCGACCAGGCCGCCGAGCAGCTCGCCGACTCCGGACGGCCGCTCATCATCGACGAGATGGACCACGTGGTCGAGCGCAATGCCGTCGAGTTGGTGCGGGACCTGTACGAAGCGTCCCGGGCCGCCATCCTGCTTATCGGCGAGGAGGCTTTGCCGGGCAAGCTCGCGCAATGGGAGCGTTTCCACGGTCGCATCCTGGATTGGGTGGCGGCCCAGCCGGCCGATCTCGACGACGGCCGGGCCTTGCGTTCCATGTATTGCGACCGTGTGGGCGTGGCCGACGATCTGTTGGCGGATGTGGTGTCCGCCGCCGAGGGCAGCGTGCGCCGGATCTGCGTCAACCTGGAGCGCATCCAGGAGCAAGGGCAGCTGGACGGGGTGGACGTCATGGACCGGGCCACCTGGGCCGGCCGCCCGCTCTACACGGGCCGCGCCCCGCGCCGGGGGACGAGATGAGCAGACAACCGGCCCATCTGACCGGCGGCATCGCTCCCCGGGATGCCGTGTGGGAGGCCCTGCGAGCCTTGCGCGAGGCCGATCTCGGCGATCTGTCCAGGCGTTCCATGCAGCCGCTGTCCCTGGTCAAGGACTACATGCTTGCCCTGCGCAAGGCCGGGATCGTCGAGGCCGTATACCAGACGATCGGCCCCCAGGGACGCCTGCGCACCGTGTACCGGCTGGTCCAGGATCTCGGTCTTGAGGCGCCCCGCGTGCGCAAGGACGGCTCGTTGATCCCGGCGACCGGCCGGCAACGCATGTGGCGGGCCATGGGCATCCTCAAGGAGTTTTCGGTCCGCGACCTGGTAGCCACGTCCAGCCTGCCCGAAGCGCCGGTCTCGCCGGCCGAGGCGGAATACTATTGCAAATGGCTCACCAAGGGCGGCTATCTGCGCTCGTCCGGGGCCGGTCGATACCTCGCGGTCGCCGCCATGCGCCACGGGCCGCGCTCTCCCCTGATCCAGCGGATTCGCCGGCTGCTCGATCCGAACACGGGCGAGATCGTCTGTGAATCCCATCCCGTCGAGGAGAAGGCCCGATGAAAGGCGCCCTCGAAAAAACGACCTGGGCCTGGGCGGGCAATCCCCCGGATTGGATCGAAGCCCTGGCCGAGGCCTGTGAAGCCACGTCCAGTCGGGCCGTGGCCGCGCGCCTGAACGTGTCGCCGGCGGCCGTGTGCCGGGTGCTTGGCGCCCGGTATGGCAACACGATCGCTATGGAATGGCGCGTGCGCACGGTGCTTATGGCCACGCGCGTGGATTGCCCGGTGTGCGGCGAGATTGACGTGGAGACCTGCCGGACCAACCAGACGCGGCCGTTTTGTGCCGTCAATCCAACATTCGTGCGGCTTTTCCGGGCCTGCCCGACCTGTCCGCACGGGGAGGCCCAAAATGCACGTCATGCGGGGATTGGAACGGGACATGCGGCGTCTGACCGCGCCGGGACGCTTCAAGGCAGCCGGCCGGCGTCAGCGGGATCGGCTCAAAATCAGCGCGGATAGACGCGAATTGGAGGAGGTCGAACCATGCTTGGCAGCAAGATACGCAACGCCCGCAACGCGCTGGGCATCCTGCTTGGGACGGTGATGACCGCAGAACAGTCCGCCGTGATCCGACTGGCCCAACTGGAACTCACCGACGCGGCGGATGCGGCCGACGATTTGGAAATGTCGCTGCAATACTGGTTCCAACGGCCAACCGATGGGGAGGAGAAAACCCATGCGTAAAAAACCGAATCCTTTCGTGGTGGCCGACCTGGCCGCCGCCGACCGGGCCATGGCCCGTTTGGCCGAGATCAAACGCACCGTGGAGGCTGAAGAGGCGCGCCTCAATGCAGCCGTGGACAAAATGAAAGCCCACGCCAAGGAGCACACGGCGGCCGTTCTGGCCGAAAGTGTGGCGCTCGAAGCGGCTTTAGCTACCTTTGCCGAAACCAAAAAAGATGTGTTTTTCAGCAAGGCCCGGTCGCAAGCACTCAACTTCGGGGTGATTGGCTTTCGCCGCTCTTCCGAGCTCAAACCTCAATCACGCAAGACCTGGACCTCTATTTTGGAGCGCATCAAGGCCCTGTCCACAGGGGAAGAGCTTGATCCGTTTAAGCCGGCCATCCGCATCAAGGAAGAAGTGAACCGCGATGTACTCAAGGATTGGCCCGAAGAACGCTTGGATGCCGTTGGGGCCAGAATCGTGGACAAGGATACCTTTTACTATGAGTTGCGCGCCGAACAAATCAAGGAGGCTGCGGCGTGATCGACGCACTGCCCATCGACGTGCGCCAGGTCTTGGATCGGATGCCGGCCGTGCGGGATGCCAATATCGTAGGCTCATGGGCGATGGGAATCGCCAAAACCGGGCAGGATGTTTTCGATGCGGTGCTCCGGGAACGGAACACGGAAGCCCGTGAAGCGGCATCTAGACTGGCCGCCGCAAGCATCCGGCTTGTCGAGTACCTCAACCAGGATTGGCCGTAGGCCGGGAGGAGTCATGAGCGAGCGGACTTTTCGCTGCCACAAATGCGGCCAGGAAAGCACGGCCAAGGCCGAACTGCGGACGCTGCCCACCTGCCCCAGATGCGGCAGCTTCGACCTGGAGCCTCTTCGCGAAAAGGCGGAGCGGACCGTGCCGCTCCGGGTGCTTTTGAGCGCTGAGCAACAGGCGCTTAGCTACAAGCAGCAATACGAGAGGCTGTCCCGGGTGGTCAACGAGGCCATCAAGAGCGGCGCCTTATCCGCAACACACGCCGAGGCGGCCCAACGGGTCATGGCCGGCCTCGCATAACCCAAGGAGGATACAGAGGATGACCAAGGCGGAACTGTTGGAACGAGTCAAGGGGCGGATGGCCACGGATATGGGCATGGCCGACATCAGCCGGGTGACGATCGACAAGGTGCTGACGGCCCTGGGGCGTGAGTATGTGAGCGGCTTGGCCAACGGCGAGGAAGTGATCCTGCCGGAGATCGGCAAACTCCAGGTCGTGAAGCGCGCGGCGCGCAAGGGGCGCAATCCTCGTACCGGCGAGGCCCTCGACATCCCGGAAAAGCGGCGCGTGAAGTTCAAGCTGTCCGTGGGCGTGAAGGCCCTCGTCAACCCGAAGTCCTAATGCGAAACCGCCCCACGCGGGCGGTCGTCGGACGGTGGCGCGTCCGGCCTGATGAGCAGCCAAGAAAGGGGAAAGAGATGAAGCCCATGCTGAAGATTAATCAAGTCGCTGTATTTGGCGGCGGGGTCATGGGGTTTTGTGTAAGGAGGTGTACTAGGGGGGGCGTGAATGTTGCCCTCTGAATGAAGAACGTTGTCCAGAATTAGAAAAAACGCCTGGATGTGGAATTGCTTTTTTCTCTGGTGATGATGGGTTCGAAAAATCGAAACAATATGTCGCGAGTATTAATCCAAAAGGCTTGTTAGCGAGGGGCGTCACGGGCTGACGCTTTGTTGGGGGCGAATTTATGCCGTCAAAAAAGCCACGCAAAATGACAATGGCCGAGGAAAACAAGATTCGCAAAAAAATGGGACTCCCTCCTCGAAAACGTATCACCAGGGCCACTATCCGCGCAGAATGGAAAAAGCAGGCGAAGGCATTGCCTCATGAACTGCGGCAAGACATCTTAAATATGCTGCGCGCCGGAAGCACCTATGGCGATATTGTGGAATTGACTTCGGTCGATCTGGAAACGGTGTTGGGTGTTGAGGACCTGAATACCGCATATATCCCCTATTTGCGCAAGGAGACGCTCTAATGGCCGCCACATCCACCGCGCATCGCAATGGCATGTTGGCCAAGATCCACATCGCCAAAAAGGACCTGGGGCTGTCCGATGAGGACTACCGGGCCATGCTCGACAACCTCTACGGAGTGGACTCGTCGGCTCGTCTCAATGGCCGCCAGCTCCATGATCTGCTCGGGCACCTGACCAACCGGGGATTTACCGGCCGCAAGGCCGGTGACAAGGCCGCGCCGGCCGACAAGGATCTGGACCGTACGCCGCTCATTGGCAAAATCGGCGCGCTGCTGGCCACGCTTGGCCAGCTCGAAGGCCGGCACATGCCCTGGGACTACGCCGCCGGGATCCTCAAGCGCCAGTGCGGCGTGTGGCGGCTCCAATGGGCCACGGCGCTCCAGCTGCGCGGTGTGGTGGCGGCCCTGTCCCGACGGATCCGCAAGCTGGAAGCCGAGCAGGCTGCCGCGTTAACTGGCGAGGGCCGGTAAACATGACTCCCACGCCCATGGATCGGTCCGGCGGCCTCGACTGGCCGGGAATTCTGGCCGACATCGCCGATGCGGCCGGGCCCATGGCCGCCCTGCGCGTGGCCGAGGCCAGAGGTGGGCTGCTCACGTATTTCCCGAGGATGAACCGGCTGCGGGACGATCATTGGCTGGTCATGGCCTGCGGCTGGGACGCGGCCCGGGCCATCGCCCGCAGGGTCGGCGGTAGCCGCGAGGACGTGCCCCTGGGGCCGTGCGAGTCACGCGCCGCTATGCGTCGCGCTATCCGTCAGGGCCTGGCAGGTGGTCTGTCCGGACAGGAGATTGCCCGGAAGGTCGGCGTGACCAGTCGGACTGTCAGACGGATCAAGGCCGCCAGCATATCGCAGCAAGACCAGTATCAACTTTTTTGATGGTGCGGCGTGGTGGAACACGCTGAAGCGCGCGTTGAAAAGCACCGTGCGAACAGCCTCAAGACCTGTGGGGATTTCATCAGCGGGGGAACGAGGTCCTTGCGACTAGCCCAGCTTCCTGCTTCCCGGCTGAATCAGGCAAAGCCGGTTTAAATCCGGCCACCATCGAAAATCCTGCCGCTGGCAGAGGAGCGTGACATATGGAAGCACAAGTTGAAAAGCCGCCTATCGGCCTCCGGCCGCGTTGGATCGTCCAGGCGCTTCGTATTAGGGAAATCCTTGAGGCGATGGATCGATATAATAGTGTCGAAAAGCCTATCCCCCAGGACTGGTGCGACGAGTTGAACGAACTTTTTGCGGCGCAACGCGAGGCCGACGCGTCCAAAAGGGAAACAGCTCGTGGCTGTCGGTGCACCACTGGCGAGCTAAAATTTCCGCTCTGATTGCGCACAAGGGAACGCAAATGGCCGATCACCGCAAGCCTGAATACCGCATCGCCATCACCGGCCCCGCCGGGCGCCAGGTGGCCGAACTGTTTCCGGCCGCGTTGTTTCCGGGCGGCCAGGGGCTGGCCGGGCGCTACCGGGTGCGCATCGATCGGGCCTGGTACATGCCGGGCGGACTCAAGTACGCCTTCATCCCCCTGGAAGAGGCCCTGGCCGTGGCCGGCTGGGGCCGGGGCCAGGATGCGCCGCCGCCGGATCTGCCGCGCGGCAGCCGGGTGCTGGTTCCGACCGGCCGGTCCGGCCTCGGCGAAGGGGACCGGGTGGTCGAAGCGACCGTGACCGCCACCGAGCCGTTCCAGGGCCCGGACGGACGCTGGCGGGTGTTCGTGGTGGGGATGCGGCGGCCGGTGTTGACGGAGGAGGTCGAGAAACTCCGGTAAACCACGCCTCCGTCCGGGCGTTTACTGGGTATCTGTTGTCTGGTAAGCGAAAGGGGAAACGGGGGCATAGTCAATGGTAGGTACAGGGTACAGACTTTTTTGGGTTGTAATCAGTTTATTGTTTTTGGCTCCTTCTCTCTGCCATGGGCAAAGTAATTTTGATTTTCGCTATGTATGCTGGGGGTCATCGAAAGCAGAAGTTAAAGCGACAGAAAATGATAAAAAAATAAAATATGACGACGAGGATCTTTTTGTTGTTCGGGATGTTCTTAATGGGATAGACTGTGATGTTGTATATATATTTGTCGATGACAAGCTTGTTAGAACAAAATATGTTGTCACTGAAAAATATTCAAATTTAAATACGTATATTTATAAATATAATGAATTTTACAAACTACTATCAGAAAAGTATGGTGATGGCAAAAAATCATCCATAATTTCTGACCACTACAAACGAAAAAATAGTGATCTTGGAATTGGCATTGGCATGGGTGAGGTTCATTTCTTCTCTGAATGGAAGACGCCAAAAACCAACATCAGCATGATTTTGACGGGTAACAATTTCGATGTCACTCTTGCCATTGAGTATCAATCTGTAGCGCTTGCGCAGCTTGATAACGAAAAACAAAAAAAGAAACTTCTTAAAAACCTATAAGCTCTAAATGTTAAGCGTGTGGCCTGGCTAAGTATTGACGGGCCGATGCCACGCCAACTTGCAAAATTTCGCAAATTGCCGTTTAGCCGCTGGTGCTTTCCTCGACCCTCGACCCTTGACGCCTGCCCCGGCCTGATGCAAACGGGGCAGAGCCTGACCCATCTCCTTTGACTCGGACAACAGTCCGATCCGCAGAACATCCTAGACCCCGCTATCACGCCTCGAACAACATGCATCGCCCAAGTCGTGGCGACGCAAGGAGGCGTTCATGCGGTTGCATCTGCCCCGTTTGGCCATGTGTTCCGTGGCGGCCGCGCTGCTGGTGGCGGCTCTGGCCCTGATTTCCCCGGCGCAGTTGCCGGTGATGCTCTACAAACTGTCCCTGGTGCTGCTGGCCGGCTACGTCGGTTACTGGCTCGATCGCTGGATTTTCCCCTACGCCAGGCCCGACGGCTACCTGGCCAGCGAGTGGCGCGAGCACGACGGCGACTACCCCGACGACGAGGCGGACTATACCGTGGTGCCCGGTTACGAGCACATTTACGCGGCCGCGCTGTTGCGCCGCGCTCTGGTTGTCCTGGGCGTCATGCTGGCCGTGGGCCTGGGGCTGTAGCCATGCGCCGGTGGCTTGCCAACATCCTGCGGCGCATCCGCGAGGTGTGCGATGACCGGGTGGAGGCCTTCGCGGACTTTCTTTTCCGGCCCATCATCACGGGGTTCCTGTGGGGCATCGGATTTGCCCTCGGGACGCTGATCATCCTTTACGCCATGGTCGGCATCGGCCGTGCCGAAACCATCCCCACGGCGGCCGCCAAGCACCGGGCCGAATTGACTCGGTGCGGCCGCTACGCCTGGGGCCTTTCCGCCCCGGTGGCCACCCTGGCCGGACAAGTCCACCAGGAAAGTTGCTGGCGCGAGGGGGCCGTGTCGCCGGTGGGCGCGCGTGGCTTGGCGCAGTTCATGCCGAGCACCTCCCGCTGGATCGCCGGCCTGGTGCCCGATCTGGCCGCCAATGCCCCGTATAACCCCGGCTGGGCCCTGCGCGCGCTGGCCGAATACGACAAATGGCTGTGGGACCGGGTGAGCGCCCGGGACGATTGCCAGCGCATGGCCATGGCGCTGGCCGCCTACAACGGTGGACTTGGCTGGGTGCAGCGCGACAAGCGGTTGGCCGCGCGAAGCGGCGCGGACCCGTTGGCCTGGTGGGACCACGTGGAACGGTTTAACGCCGGCCGGTCCGCTGCCGCCTTCCGGGAGAACCGAGGCTACCCCCGGCGCATTCTGCGCGTGCTCGAACCACTCTACCTGTCGGCCGGCTGGGGCCGGGGGGTGTGCCATGAGTAAGTGGATCTTCTGCCTTGTCCTCAGCGGGCTTGTCGCATCGGCTGGCTGGGCCATGGGCTACCGGGCCGGCTACGGCCGGGCCGATGCCGCCCGCCAGGTCGAGGTGGCCGGGCTCAAGGTCCAGCTCGAAACCTGGAAGGCCGCGCAAGCTCAGGCATGGGCCGAAGCCGAGCGCACGGCCCGGGAGAAACTGGAGGCGGCCCAGGCCCGGGTCAATACCCTGGTCGTCAAACTGGACCAGACGAAAAAAGAGAACGCGGCCAAGGTCCGCGACATCACACGGAGGATCCCGCATGCGACGGCTGGCAATACTTGCACTTTCAGTCCTGAGTTTGTGCGCCTGTACAACGAGGCCGTCGGTTGCACCACCGGTGGTGCCGGTGACGGTGCCGTGCCCCAAGCCGGCGGTGCCGGCGGCGCTGCTGGAACGCCCGGAACCGCCCCGGCCTCTGGTGCCGCAGTACGACGCGACGCCGTGACCCCGGCCGATATCCTGGCCCACATCCGCGACTATGGCGCTCGGTCCCAGGCGATGGAGGCCCAACTTGGCGCCTTGATCGACTTGGTTGGGGGCGGCGAGGGAGCCAAGTGATGGACGTTGCCGACGAGGGGCAACAGGCCGAAGCCCTGTTCCTGGCCGGGGCGATTGCGGCCGCCCGTACCCCCGCCCCGGCCGAAACGCAGGTGATTGTAAATGGCCAGGTGGTGTGTGCGGATTGCGGACAGCCCATCCCGGCCAAGCGGCTGGCCGCCGTGCCCGGCGCGGTGCGCTGCCGGGATTGCCAGGTGGAAGCCGAAGGATAGGGAGGGGTTGTGGAGGAGCTGATCTGGAAGTTGTTGCCCATCGGCGTGCTTGTCGTCCAGGGGCTGTTCGTCTGGGGCATGTGGTCGCTGTCCAAGAAATTCGTGACCTGCGACGCCTGCAAGGCCGTCCACGCGGAGTACGACAAGCAGTTGGCCGCTGTCATGGCCGAAGGCCGGGCCTTGCAAGGCAGCCTGGGCAACCTGGCCACCACCGATGATCTCCACGAAGTAGCCTTGCAGGTGAAGGACCTGGGCGGCGGTCAGGAGGCCTTGCGCGAATCCATCAAGTCCCTGGGCATCTCCATCGACCGGCTGGATCGGCCGATCCAACTGTTGCTGGACCATCACATCAACGGAGGCGGGAAGTAATGGAATTCTCGGATTTGCTGGCCCAGGACCGTCGGCTGGTGATCCTGCGGTTTTTGCTGGAAGACCAGGATCGGACGCTCAACACCTCGATCCTCCAGGATGCCCTGGACCAGATCGGCCACGGCTGCTCGCGTGATTGCGTGGAGACCGAGTGCGCCTGGCTGGCCGAGCAACGGCTTGTCCAGATTGACCGGGTGGGGCCGGTAACCGTGGTGACCCTGACCGGCCGTGGCCAGGACGTGGCCGAGGGCAAGGCGACCGTGCCGGGCGTCAAGCGCCCCCGGGCGAGGTAGCCATGGCTCGCAAGTCGACGGTCAAGACCTTGCCGACGCAGATCCGCGCCGAGGTGGACCGGCTGCTGGCCGACGGCCGCTACACCCTCGACGATGTGGTGGCCCATCTTCGCAAGCTCGGCGCCGACGTCTCCCGTTCGGCCCTGGGGCGGTATTCCAAGGAATTTGAGGCCGTGGCGGCCAAGATGCGCGAGGCGCGCGAGGTCACGACTGCTTTTGCCAAGGAGCTTGGCGAACTGCCGGACAATGACATGGGCCGGATGCTGGCCGAGTTGCTGCATACTGTTGTCTTTAAGGTGTTGACGAACCAGACCGGCGCCGACGGTGCGGCCGACGCCCAAGACGTGATGTTTCTGGCACGCTCACTGAAGGACTTGGCAACCGCCAACCGAATGTCCGCCGAGCTGGAAATGAAGATCCGGGACCGAGTGGCGACCGAGACCGCCAAGAAGGCCGCCGGCGCCGCCGAGGACGCAGCCCGGGAACAGGGGCTGTCCGCCGAAACCGTCGAAGCCATCAAGGCGCGCATCCTGGGCATTCGCAAACCGGCCCGGGCCGGAGCCTGATATGCCTGGTGCCGTCTCTGTTCATCCCCAAGTTCAGGATAGCGTTCCGGATCCCGATTGGGCCGCCATCCGCGAGGCTTCCCGCCAGGCCCTCTCCGAGCAGCTCCAGACCGAGGTGCTCCCGGACGTCTTGCTGGACTACCAAAAGAGCGCCCTGGAACTGGTTGAACGCTATGATGTCGTCATCATCGAAAAGAGTCGCCGCATTGGCTTGACCTGGGGCCTCTCCTCCTTGGCCGTTTTGACGGCCGCCGCTTCCCGGCAGGGTGGCGGCATGGACGTGCTCTACATCGGCTACAACCTGGATATGGCCCGGGAGTTCATCGACACCTGCGCCATGTGGGCCAAGGCATTCCATCATGCGGCCTCGACGGTCGAAGAGTTCGTTTTCAAGGACCGGTCCCCGGATGGTGGTGACAAGGACATCCAGGCCTTCCGGATAATCTTTGCCTCGGGCTTCGAGATCTGTGCCTTGTCCAGCCAGCCCCGGAGCCTGCGCGGACGCCAGGGCATGGTCATCATCGACGAGGCCGCCTTTCACGACGCCCTTGATGAGCTCATCAAAGCGGCCATGGCCCTGCTTATCTGGGGTGGCAAGGTTATCATCAACAGCACACATGATGGCGAGGACAACCCGTTCAATGCCCTGATCGAGGAGGTCAAAAAAGGACGCAAGCCCTACGGCCTGCTCAAGATCGATTTCGACCAGGCGCTTCGGGACGGCCTTTACAAGCGGATCTGCCTGGTCACGGGCAAGACCTGGTCACCGGATGCCGAGGCTAAGTGGCGTGAGGAGATCCTAGCGCTCTATGGCGAGCATGCCGACGAAGAACTTTTTGTCATTCCGGCCCAGGGGTCCGGCACCTACTTGCCGCCGGCACTCATTCAGCGCCAGCAGCGGGACGGCATCCCGGTCGTGCGTTGGAGCTGCGACCGTTCCTTCGTCACCCTCCCCGAGGATATTCGCGAAGCCGAAACCCGGCGCTTTTGCGAAACCGAGCTGGCGCCGCTCCTGGCCACGCTTGATCCGAGCCTGCCCACCTATTTCGGCGAGGATTTTGCCCGCAAGGGTGACATGACCTCACTCTGGCCAGCCCAGCGTCAACGCAACATGCAACTGCGCCCCCATTGTGTGATCGACCTGTGGAACGTCCCTTATGAGACGCAAAAGCAGGTTGTCTTTTATATCCTGGACCGTTTGCCGAATTTTATGTCCGGCGCCTTCGACGCCACGGGGAATGGCGGCTATCTGGCCGAAGTCGCGATGCAACGCTACGGCGAGCGTGTGCAGCAGGTATCCATCACGCCGGCGTTTTACGCCGAAGTGATGCCCAAGTGGAAAGCCGCTTTCGAGGACGGTACGATCCTGATCCCGGCCGATCTGGACATTTACAACGATCACCGGGCGGTCAAGACCATCCGGGGCGTGCCCCAGATCGTGCGGGAAGCAAAAAATCAGGGCAAGGGCGAGGAATCCAAAAAAGCCGGCCAGCAACGGCACGGCGACTCCGCCGTTGCCGACCTCATGTGCTTTTACGCCAGTCTCCTGGAGATCGAAGAGTACGGATATGTGCCGGCCACGCCGGCCGGCGCCGGCCCTGGCCAGGATGACGATGACACGGACGATGACGGCCGGCGGTTCGGCCAGGGGGCATACTGATGGCGACCTTATATGATTATCTGGGCCGGCCGGTGGAACTGGACCGGCTCAAGGATGAGGAGGCCGGTCCGACCGTGACCGGCCTGCGCCAGGTGCTGTCCGGACATCCGGCCCAGGGCCTGACGCCGGTGCGCCTGGCCCGGTTGCTGCGCGCATCCGAGGAAGGCGACCCGGTCGCTTATTTGGAGCTTGCCGAGGAGATGGAGGAAAAAGACCTCCATTATCGGAGCGTCCTGGCCACCCGAAAATACCAGGTCTCCGGGCTGGATATCACGGTGGAGTCGGCCACGGACGCGGCCGAGGACATCCAGGCCGCCGACCTGATCCGCGACTGGATTAACCGCGACGAGCTGCGCGACGAGCTTTTCGACATCCTGGACGCCGTCGGCAAAGGCTACAGCCTCACGGAAATCATCTGGGACACCTCGGGGGGGACCTGGCTGCCGGCGCGTTTGGAGTGGCGCGATCCGAGATGGTTCCAGTTTGACAGGGTGGACGGCCGCACGCCCCTGCTCCTGTCCGAGACCGGGCAGCCCACGCCGCTGTCGCCCTACAAATACATTTACCATGTGCATCACAGTAAATCCGGCCTGCCAATCCGTGGTGGCCTGGCCCGGGCCGCCAGTTGGGTGTATCTGTTCAAGAATTTCGATCTCAAGTCCTGGGTGCAATTTACCGAAGTGTTTGGGTTGCCGCTTCGCCTGGGCAAGTATGGGGCGGGAGCCTCCGAGAAAGACAAGGCCGTGCTACTGCGAGCCGTGCGGAATATTTCCAGCGATGCGGCGGCCATCATCCCTGCATCCATGACTATCGATTTTGCCGAATCAAAAATTACCGGCAACATCAGTCTGTTCGAGGGATTTGCGAAATTCCTGGATGCCCAAGTTTCAAAACTGGTTTTGGGGCAGACCGGCACCACGGATACCGGCCAGCATGTGGGTACGGCTGACGCCCATGAGCGAGTGCGCCAAGATATCGAAGAGGCCGACGCGCGGCAGCTTGCCGCGCCGCTCAATCGGGATCTGGTGCGTCCTATCATTGACCTGAACTTCGGGCCGCGAAAGCTCTACCCCCGCATTGTCATCCGCCGGGCCGACGAGGAGGACTTGGCCGCTCTGGCCGACAACTTGGTCAAGCTGGTGCCGCTGGGGCTCGAAGTGGAGATGTCCGTGGTCCGGGACAAGTACGGCCTGCCCGAGCCGCCGGCCGGCGCGGTGCTGCTGCATGCGCCGTCCCAGGGCAAGCCCGCCCTCGAACCGGGCCAGCAGGGCCAGGCCGTGGAGCCGGAGGTATTGCCGCCCGAGGGCGCCCCGCGCCAGGCCGCCGCCTCCCGGTCTATGCCCGCCACCCTCCCGGCCGCGCCGGAGAAGCGCCAGGACGCCGTGGACGTGGCCGTGGCCGAGGAGCTGTCCGACTGGCAGCCGCTGGTCGATCCGCTCCTGGATCCAGTGCGCCAGCTCCTCGACGAGTGTTTGCAACAGGGGCTGTCCCTGGAGGACTTCCAGGGCCGCCTGGCCGGCCTGATTGCAGCCCAGGACCCCACGGCCCTGGCCGATCACTTGGCCAAGCTGGCCTTCATGGCCCGGGTCGCCGGCGAGACGGGGGCGGTCGGTGGCAAGTGAGGATGTCCGCTACCAAGCCCTGCCGCCCGAGGAGGCCATCGCCTATTTCAAGGCCAAGGGCTACAACCTGGCGTCCTCCTGGGACTGGCGCGACGTCTGGCAAAAAGAGCACGCCACCATGTTCACGGTGGCGAAAACCGCCGGCTTCGACGTGCTCAAGGACATCCACGCCGCCGTGGATGACGCCATTGCCCAGGGACTGACCCTCAAGCAGTTTGCGGCCCGGCTCACGCCGATCCTCCAGTCGAAAGGCTGGTGGGGCAAACAGGAGCTGCCCGATCCTCTGACCGGCGAGGTCAAGGCGGTGCAGCTCGGCAGTCCGCGCCGGCTGCAAATCATCTACGACACCAACATGCGCATGGCCCAGGCGGCCGGCGAATGGGCGCGCATCCAGCGGACAAAATCCACATCTCCCTTCCTGTTTTATTTTGCCACACTGGATGGCAAGACTAGGCCCCAGCACCGGGCATGGCACGGCACAATTCTCCCAGTTGACCACCCGTGGTGGAAGACTCATTTTCCCCCGAACGGTTGGAGATGCAGATGCGATACGATCCAACTCTCTGCCCATGATCTCCAGGCAATGGGCTATGAAGTGAGTTCCGACCCGGTGGTGGAGATGGTGGAGTATTACAACGAACGTACAGATGAGAGGATCTGGATACCCAAGGGCATCGATCCCGGATTTGGCTACAATCCTGGCGAGGCGGCCCTGGATGGCAACGCGGCCCGGGCGCTCATGGGTAAGCTGGTGGACGCCAGCCCGGACATGGCCGCCGCCCAGGCCGCCTCGGCAAAATTCGTCGTGCCGGCCATGAAGCGGGATCTGGTGGACTGGATCGCGCCACGTCTCGACGCGCTGGAAGCCAAGGAGCCCATCAAGACCGGCGAGCGCCGGGTGGTCGGAGCCCTCCCCGACGCGGTGCTCGACTTTTTCAAAAGCGGCCGGGCAATGGCGGGCGGACAGGCCGTGGAGTTGTCCAGCGGCGCCATCACCCTGTCCGAGGACGGCATCAACCATCTGTACCGCGAGGCCAAGCGGGGCAGTGGCGTGGGGCTGCCCCGGGAGACCATCGAACGGGCCGTGGACGCCCTGTGGGAGCCGGAAGCCATCTATTGGGACAAAAGCAATCCGGCCCTGCTCTATCTTGTCGATGCGGGCGACGGGGCGGGCAAGCTGGTGGTCCGGGTCAACTATGCCACCCGGATCAAAGTCCCGGCGGAAGGTGGAACGATTCGGCGGGAGACGATTCGCACGAATGATTTGTGGTCAGGGCGGTTGATCAACCCCGCTGATATGGAGAACGTCGGGATGTATGAGCGCATCAAATAGATAAGGCCGTCTGGGTGGTGCGCAAACTCCACGGGGGGACTCACTCCTACCAGGGAAGCATAGCCCCGACCGGCAGCGACATTCCCGGTCTCTCCAGACGGCCTCCAAAAGGACTCTTCTTAAATAAGCCCTCCTGGGCCGTTTGACAAGCCCGGACAAGGGCGATGGTGCCAAAACCCAGTAAACGCGCCAGTAAACGCCCCTCCGCGCGAATGCGGGGCACATCCGGTCTTGCCTTGGGCCTGCCATGCGGGCTAGGTGTCGGCAACGCCCTCCGGGTCGCCTCCAGACCCACCCCCCCCACTCACGAAAAATGACTTTGACTCGGACACGGTTCCGAGCCGTGCCAGCCCGCCGCCCGGCCTATGGTCCGGGCCATGTTGCGTCGCGCCATCAATACCGTGTCCCTGGCTCCCGGGGATGCCCAGCAGTGGGTCCAGCTCCTGCCGTTCGGCACGTTCATGGGCCGGGATGGAGCCGGCCCCTATCATATGGACGATCCCCAGGCCGTCATTGACGCCACCCTGGCGGCCGCCGCTGGCGCGGATCTGCCTGTCGATTACGACCACCAGACGCTCTGGAGCCGGGACAATGGCCAGCCCGCGCCGGCCGCCGGCTGGTTCAAGGACTACCAAGGTCGCCCCGATGGCTTGTGGGGTCTTGTCGATTGGACCCAGGCCGCCGCCGCCCGGCTGGCGGACCGGCAGTACCGCTATCTTTCCCCCGTTTTTTGGCACGACCCGGCCGGCAACGTGATCCGCCTGGAGCACGCTGCCCTGACCAACACCCCAAACCTGGAGCTGGCGGCCGTGGCCAGCCGGCTCCCCAACCACGGAGGGGAAATGGACCCCAAGTTGCTCGCCGCCCTGATCGCCGCCCTGGGGCTGCCGGCCGAAACCACGGCCGAACAATTGGTGGCGCACGCCAAAGGACTGGCCGCCAAGGCCCGGACCGACGGCGCCAAGTTGACCGCCATGGCCAGAAGCCTCGGGTTGCCGCCCACGGCGACTATCGATGCCATCGAAGGCTGTGTCGCCGGCACCATGGATTCGATCGCCGAGACGGCCAAGGTCTTGGGTCTTGCCGAAGCGCCCCTGCCCGAGGCCCTGGCCGCCCATGCTCGCGAGGCGCTTTCCACCCGGCAGTCCCAAACTGCCGGCCCCGATCCCGCCCGGTTTGTGCCTATCGAGCAGTTCCGGGCCGTCAACGACCGCCTGGGCGCCATCGAAACGCGCCTGGCCGGTGACACCGCGACCCGGGCCGTGGACGCGGCCATGGCCGCCGGCAAAGTTATCCCGGCCACCAAGGATTGGGCCCTGGCCTATGCGTCCAAGGATCTGGCCGGCTTCGAGGCCTTTGCGAAAACCGCCCCGGTCATCGTCAAGCCTGGCCGACAGGCTCCGGCCGGCCAGCCGCCCGTCGCCGACGGCGAGCTCGACGAGGCCGCCCTGGCCGTGTGCTCCCGCCTCGGCCTCACGCCCGAGGCCTTCAAGAAACAGCAAAAGGAGGGCGCGTAAATGGCTGCCTTGACCCAGGACCGGGACACCCCTTTCCGGGAGGACAAGCTCTACGTCCATCCCGTGGCCGCCGGGGCCGTGATCTATTTCGGGGCCCTGATCGTGCTCAATTCCAGCGGCTATGCCGAGCCGGCCACCACGGCCACCGGCAAAAAGGGCCTTGGCCGGGCCGACGCCGCCGTTTCCAACGCCGCCGGGGCCGACGGCGCCGTCACCGTGCCCATCCGGCGCGGCTGCTTCCGGTTCGCCAACGACGGCAACGTGACCCGGGCCCACATCGGCGGATCGGCCTACGCCGTGGACGATCAGACCGTGGCCCCCACCGACGGCACTTCCACCCGCTCGGCCGTGGGCACCATCCGCGACGTGGACGCCCTGGGCGTCTGGGTCGAGATCTAAGGAGCGCATCACATGGATGTCATCAACGCGAGCGCCCTGTCGGCGCTTTTCACCGGCTACCGCATCCTGTTCCAGCAGGCCTATGACGCCGCCCCCTCCTACTGGGAACGGGTGGCCATGCTCGTGCCCTCGACCACGTCCGAGGAGCACTATCCCTGGCTGGGCGACATCGCGGATCTGCGCGAATGGATCGGCGACCGCGTGGTCAACTCCCTGGCCCTGCACGACTACGCCATCCGCAACAAGAAGTACGAGAAGACCATCGGCGTGAAGCGGGATGCCGTCGAGGACGACACCTACGGCATCTTCGGCCCTCGGTTCGCCATGCTCGGCGACAACGCCAAGCGCCACCCGGACAAGCTGATCTTTGCCCTGCTCAAGGCCGGCTTCGCCACCGCCTGCTATGACGGGCAGTACTTTTTCGACACCGATCACCCGGTCACCGTGAACGGCGTGACGTCGAGCGTCTCCAACTACGGCGGCGGCACGGGTGCGGCCTGGTATCTGCTGGACACCTCCCGGCCGGTCAAGCCACTGATCTACCAGTTGCGCCGGGCCTACAACCTGGTCCGGCTCGACCGTGACACCGACTCCAATGTCTTCATGCGGGATGAGCTGCTTTACGGCGTCGATGGTCGGTCCAATGTCGGCTTTGGCTTCTGGCAAATGGCGTATGCCTCGAAGGCTGAGCTCAACGCCGACAACTACGCCGCCGCCCGGGCCGCCATGCAGTCCCTGACCAACGAGGCCGGCTCCTCCCTGGCCATCATGCCCAACCTGCTCGTGGTCCCGCCGTCGCTCGAAGGCGCGGGCCGCAAGCTCCTCAAGAACGAGTTCAACGCCGCCGGCGCCACGAACGAATGGTTCGGCACCGCCGAGCTGCTGTCCGTGCCGTACCTGGCCTAGGAGGCGTCATGCGCATTTTAATGGTTGTCGGGAGGATCGCGGTCCAGATGGAGGAGGTGACGGTGTCGCCCCTTCGGGAGGCCGAGGTGACCCTCGCCAAGGACAAGCCCTCCGATTTTGACCTGTATGCGAACGAAGGGGCGCTCAAGATGTTGCCCCTGAAACCGGAAGCTGTTTCCGAGGTCTTCCGTTTCTTGCGGCCGGGCGGTGTGTACGCCCTTGAGATCACCGAGGTCGAGACGGCGGCCGCCGACCAGGAGGAGGAGTAGCGTGGCCAAGATTATCCGCATCACCGCGAAAAAGGACGGCTTCCGCCGCGCTGGCATGGTCCACCCGTCCACGTCCACGGACCATCCGATCGAAAGATTCACGGCCAGCCAGATCGTGGACCTCAAAGCCGAACCCATGCTCGTGGTCCAGGAACTGGAGCTGCCCGACGAACCCAAGGGCGCCGGCGGCAAGTCGGGCGGCAAATAACGAGAGGGAGGCAGGGCGATGTACGTTGACACGGCCGGCATGGTCGACCGCTACGGCACAACCAAGTTGATCCAGCTCACGGACCGGGCCACGCCCGCGACCGGTGCTCTCGACGAGACGGTGCTGGCCAAGGCCCTGGCCGACGCGGCTGCCACGATCCACGGTTACGCTCGGTCCGCCGGCTATGCCGTGCCGTTTAGCCCGGCGCCCGACATGGTGGCCGGCTGGCAGGCGTGCATCGCCCTGTATCTGCTCTACCGCGATGAGGCCCCGGACAAGGCCAAGGCGGACTGGCAAACGGCCTTGGCCCAGCTCAAGGACCTGGCCGCTGGCCGGATCATTCTCCAGGCCGCTGGCGCCGTCGCTCCGGCTCCGGCCGAGGGCGCGGCCGTGCTGTTCGAGGCGGACGATCGGATCATGACCGGCCAGGGCCTCACGGGGTTTTAGTATGGCCGACGGCATCACTTATCGGATTGAAGATGCTCAGACCAGGAAGGCCCTGGCCGCCATGGCTGCCCGACTCGGCAACCAGCGCGACGTCATGGATGATATCGGCGTCAAGCTCGTCAACTTGTCTCGTATCGATTTTTTGGCTGAGAGAGAGCCAGACGGCACGCCCTGGAAACCGCTGGCCGCGTCCACCATCCTGTCCCGGACCCGGCGCAAGACCTGGCCCGGGGCGATCCTGCGCGTCAGCGGCAGCCTGATGCGTTCCATTAACTCCCAGGCCACGGCCAATTCCGTGGTGATTGGTGCCGGCTGGGGAAATTCGTCTGCATATGCAGCGATACAGCTGCTTGGTGGCCGAGTGTTGCGCCCCCTGCGGCGCGGCGTGCTCCGGTTCAAGGTGGACATGGAGACCGGCCGTTCCCGATTCGCCTCCAAGTCCAAGGCCAATTTCGAGCAGGATGTGACGTTCGGCGGCAAGCCGACCGTGATCCCGGCCCGGCGGTATCTGCCTATCTCGGGCCCGCTGCCGGATGCCTGGATCGCCTCCTGCCTGGACACCATCAGTCAGCATCTGGAGGCGGCGGCCCGTGGCTGATCGCACCATCACCGCAATCGAGGACGCCGTCCTGGCCAAGCTGGCCGGCCTGACCGCCAGCCACGGCGTGCGCCAGATCGGCCCGTACAACGGCGATCTCGACCTGGAGCGATTCCAGGCCGCCGTGCAGCAGTGGCCGGCCGTGCTGGCCTACTATTCCGGCTCGTCATTCGAGGATCACGGCCAGCGTCGCGCCGAGATCATGGAGTTCGTGATTTTTGCCTGCGAGCGTCACGAGGTCGACCAATCCCAGGCCCGCCGGGGCGGCCCGACCAATCCGGGCAGCTACACGCTGCTTACGGCCGTTGCCGACCTCCTGGAAGGCAAGCGCGTCATCGCCGCCGGCGACGTGTTCCCGTGTGAGCGCCTGGCCCAGCAGTCCGAGATCCAGGGCCAGGGCCTGTCCGTGTACTCGGCCCGCTACGCCATCAAAACCGTTTACCTGGTCCCCATGGAGTAAACCATGTCCAACCCGCAACGCAGTCGTATCACCGCCACGTTGGTGAAGGCCGAAACAGCCTACGGCGAGGACTCTGGCCCGACCGGCGCCAATGCCGTCCTGGTCACCGGCGCTCCCGAGTTCACCGCCGACGCCAACAAAATTGACCGCGAGATCTACCGCGACACCTACAGTCCGGCCGGCAGCATCATCGGCGCCAAGTCCGCAAAATTGAAGGTCAAGGTCGAGATGCGCGGCGGCGGCCTGGACGGTACGTCCAAACCCAAGGCGCCCGACTACGACCCGCTTCTGCTCGCCTGCGGCATGCAAAAGGCCGAGGTGCTCCGGGTGACCGTGGGCACGCCCGGCGCCTGGCAGGCCGGCGAAACCATCACCGGCGGCACGTCCACCGCCCACGGCACCGTCGAATACGTCGAGCGCGACACCCTGATCGTGCTGTCCTCGGTCACGGGCACCTTCGATGAGGGCGAGACCGTGACCGGCGGCACCTCCGCCGCTACCGGCGCCGTCACCAACCTGGCGCCCGGCCTTATGTACCGGCCCAAGACCTACGACGTCGACATCATGCCCTCGGCCAGTGTCCGCTTTTACAAGGACGCGATCCTGCACAAGATCGCCGGCGTGGTCGGGACCTGGTCCCTGACCGCCGAGGTGGGCAAGCTGGCCTACCTGGAATTCGAGCTGTCCGGGCTGTGGGTCGATCCCGAGGATGGGGCCATCCCGAGCCTGACCCTGGCCGATCTGACCGGCCCCCAGGCCCTGGCCATGGGCATGCGCATCGGCACGTACACGCCCGTCGCGAACGCGCTCAAGCTCTCTCTTGGGGCCAAGATCGAGAAGCGCAACGACCTCAACGGCCCAGATGGCCTCATCGGCTTTGTCATCACCGGCCGCGAGCCGTCCGGCTCTCTGGATCCGGAGACGGACACCCTGGCCAACTACAACCCGTGGGCCGCCTGGAAATCGGGCACCAAGTTCCGCCTCAACGGTTACCTGGGCTCCGAGGCCGGCAACCGCTGGGCCGTGCATGTCGGCCAGGCGCAGTGCACCGAGCTCAAGTACGGCGAGCGCACCGGCCTGGTCACCTACGACAAGACGTTTGCCCCCTGTCAGGAACGCCTGGGCGACGACGAGCTGCGGCTCGTGCTGTTCTAAAACCCCAACCCCAAAAGGACCGATACCATGCCTTACGACCTGAGCGCCGATCGGAACGTCTTGACCATTTTCGACAAGTTATCCGGTGACGAAATGGATTTCTTTTATCGGATGCCCACGAACGAGGAGCGCGTGAAGTACGACAGCGCCATGACCAAGCGCAAGGGCACCAAGATCGTGGTCAACAAGAAGTGGCCGTTGCTCCAGGCGGGCTTTGGCGCCGCGATCATGACCGGCTTCGAGAAGGGAGCCTTCGCGGTCAACGGCAAGGTCATCGCCTCCGACGCGACCGATCCCGACTACTACAAGGGGTGGAAGAACCTGATCTATCAGAAGCGTTCGGATCTGCTCGGGCACCTGGCCCGGGTGGTGTTCAGCGCCGCCGCCCAGGCCGATGCCTCCATCGAACTGGATGACGACGCGGACGTGCTCGAAGATCTGGACAACCCGGACTTCGCTTTCGAGGACGACGACACCGCCATCCCGGGCGACGCGACGGCCTCGGAGCCCGTCGCCAACCCTTTGTCGGGGCAATAGAGCGCTCGCTCGACAGCTGCGATGGGGGGCGGGAGCAATGCAAGCGGGACAACGGCCCATGGCTGGCAGCCGTCTGCAAACGCTGTCCCAAATACAAGATCCGCCCCTCGCGCTATGTCGGCCGGCTCTTTGAGCTGCGTTGTCTGCGGCTTGGCGGCTATCCGTTCCGGGCCGACGATCTGCCCCTTGCAACCTGGATGGACCTGGGGATCCTGGAGTCCGTGATACAGTCCAAAACTCCGGTCATGAGGATCGTTTAGCATGGTCGAAAACCGCGTGCGCATCATCATCGAAGGGGATTCCTCCCTGGGTGTCCAGAGCATCAATCAGACCAATGCTGCTCTGGACACCCTGTCCGCGCGCGGGAAGCAGGCCGGCGATACCGTCTCCGCTACGACCACTCAGACTGTGGAACTGGGCCGGCAGGGACCGGCCTCGGTGGGGCGTGTGGGGGGCGCTCTGGACGCGGTTGTGGCCAAGGAGCGGCAAGCCAAGGAGGGCATGTCCTCCGTAACGTCGCAGACCGAAGACCTGGGCCGCCGGGGGGCGCCGGCGGTCAATCAGGCCAGCGGGGCCATGGACACCCTGACGGCCAAGGAGAAGCAGGCCGAAGCGGCGGCAAAAGGCGCGACCTCCCAGATGGTCGAGCTGGGCAACCAGGGACGCGCGGTCGCCAATACGGTCGCCAGCTCGTTTTCGCGGTCCAATTCCGTCATGACCACCATGACGGAGGGGGTTGCTGCCAATGTGGGTCGGCTGGCCGCCGGCTATCTGACTCTGCAATCAGCTATCCAGGCCGTCCAGACCGTTGCCTCAATGCAGTCGCTCTATGCCTCGTTCCGGGGCATTTTTGGGGATCGGGCGACCGAACAGCTCTACTACGTTATTGCGGCCGCTAACAGATATGGCAAGAGCATTGATGATGTAGCGGGGTCATACCGTAAGTTTGCCGCAGCAGCAGACTATGTCGGCATGCCAATGCATGATATCCAGAAAATTTTCGAGGCAACAACCCAGTCGATTACAAAGGTCGGTGGTTCGTCAGGGGATGTCGCTGGCGCGCTCTTGGCCATCCAACAGTCTCTTGGAAAATCTACTGTCATGGCCGAAGAGTTCAGGCTTCAGTTCGCCGAGCGCATTCCTGGGGCCATGAAGATGGGCGCCGATGCGATGGGGGTGACGATTTCTGAATTTCAAAAGTTGATGGAGTCCGGGCAAGTCGTAGCCAAGGATTTTTGGCCTCGCTTGGCTGACGAAATGAACAAGTTCTCCCAGGGGTGGCAGGCATCGAGTGATACGATCGATGCCAATTTAGAACGCCTGAAAAACGCCTCTAAGGAATTCGCTGACTCTGACTTCATGAGCAGTATCGTTAGCGGCGCGCTTAAATTCTCGACCAATGAAGTCCGTGGATTAACTGGGTGGCTTGACGATACCGTATTGAAGATCCGCGCGATAAAGGCGGAAGCATCTGGTCAGTTATCGCCATTTGAGTCCTGGACGAGTTCTCTTGATGAGCTCAGAAAAAAGCTGGCAGCCCTTGACCAGCAAAAGAGCGATTACCTTGCCACGCTCAAAAGCCAAGCCACGGATCTGACCAAAGCTCTGGTCGACTTGCAGACGAACCAGGTGGACTTCGGCCGCTCCCAGGAAAATGCGGACGTTCTGCGGCAAAAGCTCCGTTGGGTCGAGGATCAGATCCGCGCCCTGACCGGGCAGACCTGGACCGTCAACGTCGTGGCCAATGTTGATACGTCACAGCTCAAAGTCGCTCAAGCCTACATCCAGGAGATCATCAAGGGGACGGCCGAGGTAAAGGCCCGTACTCTCGACACGGACCGCTACAACCTGGAAAACGCCCTGAACCAGGTCGCCAAGGCCAAGTCGGACCTTGAAAAGAAGCTGGCAAACCCCAATGCCGATGCTCGGGAAAAATCGGTATTGGAGCAGCAGCTTGCAGGGATCAACCAACAGATATCAGATGCTCAGCTTGGGTTCAGGGAACTTGATAAACAAAAGAAAAAGGTGCTTGAGCAGCAGGTACAGGAAAGTAGCTCTGTAAAGGCACTCAAAGAAAGCCGGGGTGGCATAAACGATTCTGAGCTGAGTAAACAGACCCAGATATCTGATGCGCATGCTTTGTCTGTTGCCAGACAGCAGGATGCCTACAAAAAATTACAGGCCGGCTTGGTCGATCTGCCGACATACTATACCGAAGTTTCCCGCGCCCAGGAGGCAGAGCACACTTCTGTCGACCGCATCACCAAGGCCATAGAGCGGGAGGGTAAGGCGCGCGGGGGTGCCGCGAACGCCGCCGCCCGATACGGCGAGCAGGCCTCGTCCTATCTCCAGCAGGCCAGCGACCAATACGAACAGCTCCAGGCCCAGCTGAACGGTGACACGCTCGGGGCCAAACTGGCCGCCATCGACAAAAAATACAACCAGGCCGAAAGCGCCATCCGCAAATCCATGATCGGCGCCAAGGGCGCGACCGGGGATGCCGTGGCCGCCCTGGACCAGCTCGAAAAAAACCGCGCCATTGAAAAGAAAATCGCCGAGGCCAACGCCTGGAAGAAGTCACTACAGGACGCCAGCTCCATCTTGTCCAAGCTGGGCCAGATGACCGGTGACCCCAAGGCCATCTACGCCGGGCAAATGGCTCAGGCCCAGCTTTGGCAGATCGAGCAGCAGCGGCGTGTCAACGCCATTGCCGATCCGGGCGAGCGGGCCAAGCAGCAAGCGGAGCTGTCCCGGATCGCCGCCCTGGAGGAGCTGGACGCCCGCAAGCATGCCTACGAGGGCATCAAGGCCATATCCGATGAATACTGGACCGCCGAGCGGGAGCGCGTCCAGAACCACCTGGATGCCGTCCGTGACTCCGCCAAGAGCGAGCTGGCCTATAAGATGTACGAGGCCCAGCAGTGGGACGAGTACAACAAGAAGGTCCTCGAAAACCAGGTCGAAAACGCCCAGACCTATGCGGAGATGATCAAAGCGAAATGGGCCCTGGCATACGGCTCCTACAAATCCGCATCCGGCAAGGCGCGCGACTCCTGGGCACGTGATGCAGACGCCACGATCAGCCTGACCGACAACATGGCCTCTGCCATCTCCGGCACGTTTGGCGACATCGTGCGCAGTGCTCAGGACGGCTCACTGTCCGTTACAACGATCTTCCAAAATATGTTGTCCCGCATGGCCGATGCCCTGGCCCAGTGGGTCACCGATGAGGTGAAAAACTGGCTGAAGTCGCTCCTTTCGAGCTTCTCCGGCTCCATGAGTGGGCTGGTCGGGAGCCTGTTCGGTGGCGGCACGAGTCTAGCCAGTAGCGGCTCATCCGTGGTCAGCGCCATGTCTTCGGTCGGCGTCTCCCCCTGGACGCTCGCAGGTGGTTTTTTCGCCAAAGGCGGCGCCGTGGTCGGGTCGCTGCCGGTCAACACCGTTCTCACCTCCCCCACACTATTCACTTTGGCGGACAGCGGGTTCCGCCCCTTCGCGACCGGCGGCCTCGGCCTGGGCGGCGAGGCTGGTCCCGAGGTTATCATGCCGGCCGTCAGGATGACGGATGGCAACTATGGCACGCGCGTCAAGCTCGATCAGGGCAAATCGGATAGCGCGGCCACCCAGCCCGTCGTCAACGTCCCCGTAAAGGTGGTGACGATCTTCGACAAGGCGATGGTCGGAGACGCGTTGCGGGAGCCCGGGAACGTGAGGGTGATTGTAGCAGAGATGGAACGCGAAGGATTCAGGAGGCAGTAATGGCCTACGTGACAGGGACCTGCGTCGGGCACTTGGCCTTGTTGGATGCGCTCAAGGCGTTCCTTGAGGCGCAGGGATGGACCACAAAGCGATACACGACGGGTGATGTCTACGAATACATCGCTATGGGGCCGGGGCTGACGGGGGCGGATGAGATTTATATTGGCATCAGAGCAGTCACAAATACATCGGTCCCCTATTACAACTGGAATCTACGTGGATATACCGGATACTCATCAATTTTGGATTTTCTTACACAACCCGGGGCCATACTCCAGAATGGAGCGAATATACCGTCATTGCTTTTGACGAATGGGGCTATTCAATATTGGTTTGTTGCAAATACTAGACGCATAATTATCATAGCAAAATGCGGGCTCAGCTATGAATGCGCTTATTTGGGTTTGATTTTGCCTAATGCACCAGAATCGCAACTTTCCTATCCTCTGTTTATTGGTGGGAGTCACGTTTCTGGTACCGCAACATACACCAGCCAAGACTATGACCATTTTTCTTTTTGGAACCCTCAAACGTCAACTACATCTTTGATACCTCAATCAGTATTCCTTGTTAATGGCACGTGGTTAAAAGTTGCGAATCGTGGTGGAGACGGGAACGGACTCGTAATTCACCCGTATTGTGGATTGCCATCTAATGAAGGCGAAACAACAATAACCATGACCAATTTTTTTGCTATACGAGAAAACATAGATGGAAGTTATCCGCTGTTCCCATGTAGAATTATGTCAAACGAAGCGTTGTCGGCAAGAGGGCTTTATGGGGAGCTGGATGGTGTATATGGCATCCCTGTGTGGGGATTTACGGCTGAAGATATCATTACAATTGGCAGCGTTACTTATATTATAATTCCTTCTGCATACAGAACTAGCCGGCGATCATATGCCGCAATTAGGTTGGTGTAACATGAGTTATACAGAAGGTACTTGTACTAGCCAATTCGGTTTACTTGAAAAAATAAAACAGTTTTTAGAGGATAATGACTACACAACGGCGCTCTATGCCCAAGACACAACAACGTATAATAATTGGGCATATAGTTGCCCAGAGTCTTCGGCCAACGCAAAGCGTTTGCATATATATAAAAATGGCATCTATTTAAACTTCAGAAGCACTTATGGGGCGGGACTTTTCCCTGTGTCCCCAGCAAAACATTACGGCATAGGGTTTAATGTCGGGAGCGGGTTTGATGCGTCAAAAAATTGGGATGCGCAACCTGGCGTTGCAACGATTTATAACGCGCCGACGTATACGATGCCTGCGTATACGTGGATGAATTCTTCTGCTTCTTACCGTATGTTTCTTTGGGATAGCCCGTTTACATTTCTTGTGTTTATAAAGTTTTCTAATACGTTTGTTAGTTATATATACATCGGTGAAGTGTTTCCAAAATACGGAGATTGGGATGGTGGTAAATTTTATTTAGGATCTACAAAACACGACGATAGTGACGTAACTAAGACATCAAATACTGCATGTATTTTTACATATGACAGTGCTTTTTTTGGCGCGATTAATGTTACGACAGCCGGTGCTTGGCCTTATACTGGATGGGCACCTTGCGGGTATATCTACGGGACATCATCTCCATATTTTATCCCAGGCGCTTATGGGAGATGGTCTATGTCTACGCGGTCCGGGGCAACAGTTGGAGACTATTACAGTAGCGTACTGCAAAACCTGCCTTCAAGCTATACGTCGCCGGTGCAGTTACTTCCAATACAGCCAAGATTAAAACGGAGTGATAGTAATAACTATGTATCTCTACTTGGTGAATACCCGCACGTAAAAATTACAGCAGGCCCGGCATCGGTGTCTGAGAGTGTTTTTGCTTATGCTGGAGTAAGATATATATTGTTGCCCATAAGCTATAATGAAAGCGGCTACAACAATGCACTTTTGGCCGTCGAGTATGAGGGAGCTTGATGAGCACCTACGCCGGCACGCTCCCATCGGCTATCCTGACCGACTTTGATGAGGTCAGCTATACGCCGTCCATGCCAGGCCCTAACACTTGGCCCTTGGCAAGCAATGCTTGCCTCGTCTTGGACGGAGCACTGTCAGGGGCACTGACCAATAACGCGCCAATCGAAATGCACCCGACCAGCCATGCCGGGGTGCTGCTGCCGGGATTTGCGTTCGGCCACGTCTATGCGTTGCCATCTGCCGATATCGACCTGGGGACGGTGATCGATGGTGGCGCGGCCGAGATAGAGCTTTGGAACGCCGCCCTGGAATCCGTGACCTGTGCGAGCGTCTCCGAGTCCGAGATGGATGGCATCGCCAATGACGCGCCGGTGGCGCCGTTCACCCTGTCGCCGCTTGGCAGCCTGACCGTCACCTACACCGTCGCCTCCAATGGTCCGGTGGATATTGCGGCCACGCATACCCTCGTGATCGGCGCGGATACGTTGGCCATCGCCTTGTCCGGATCTCGGGCCGTGGTGCTGTCTTTGTGGCCGGATAACGGCATTGTCGAAAAGCTCTCGTGGCTCTCGGATGTCATCACCTTCCGCGATGGCGGGGAACAGCGCATTGCCAAGCGGTTGCAGCCCCGGCGGTCGGTCAAGATCCCGGTGCGGCCGCCGGACCGCGCCTATGCCCAACGGCTCGACAACATGGCTCAGGCCTGGCGTGCGAATGCCTGGCTGGTGCCGCTGTACCAGGAGGCTCAGCGGATTACGGCCCCTGTGGCCGAAGGTGCGACGGTGTTGGCCGTGGAGACCGGCAACATGACGCTCGTGGCAGGCGATCGCGTCATGGTCTGGTGGTCGGCGGCGGCCTGGGCCGTCGTGGAGGTCGCGTCCCTGACCGACGCGGCCATTGTCTGCGCCAAGCCCCTGACGCCCCCGACCGGCCAAGTCGGAGCGGTGTATGCCGTGCCGGTACATCCGGCCGTGCTCGTCGCCTCGCCGATCCGGGAGCGCACGCCGGGCTATCCGGACAAGTACACGCTCGAATTCCGATTTACCGAGGATCGTAACCCTGACGATACGGCGACGCTGCCCCAGTATCTCGACGTGGACGTGTTGGCCGATGTTGCGGCCTATTTGCAGGCCGACAAGCAGGACACCCAGATCACGCGGGTCATCAGTACCGTGGATTGCGACACCGGGCAGGTGTTCTATTCCAGCCCCACGGATTTCTCGGCCCAGCAGACGCCGCTCGAATTGTCGGCCCTGACCCGGGCTGCGGCCTGGGATTTGCGCCGCTTCTGCTCCCGCCGCCTGGGCCGGGTCGTGCCGTTCTGGCGGCCGGTCTACGACCGATCCATGGTGCTGGCCGCCACGATCAACGCCACGGACCAGATGCTGCGTGTCGAGGATAGGGGGTTCGCGATCCTGTCCGGCCAGGCCACCCGCCGGCACCTGATTATCGAGCTCACCGACGGCACGCGGTTTTACCGTGAGGTCACCGAGATCGCCCCGGGTGCGTCCGGCCAGGAGATCCTGACCATCAACGACGCGTTGGGCGTCAGCGTCACGCCGGCGCAGATCAGGATGATGTGCACCCTGGCCCTGTGCCGCCTGGATGCCGATGACGTGGAGCTGACCTGGGGCCGCCCGGCATGCAAGGCCACGCTCGTCTCGGTGGAGGTCGCGGCATGAGCTACGCATCCATCGACCTCAGCACCTGGTTCGGTCGCACGGTCTATCTCTACGTATTCCGCGCCGGGTCAACCGTCTGGCGCTACACCTCGACCAGCCGCGACTACACCTTTGACGGCAACGTCTACACCGCCGTGCCCATTCGGCATGGTGATTTCGAGGTATCGCAAGATGAGCTCAAGAGCGATCTGCAAATCGTCATGGCGCGCACGGTGGATATCGTGGCGCTCTTTTCCGGATTCCCGCCGGAGCACATGATCCCCGTCGTCATCTATCGCACGCATAAGGGGTGCGATGAGGCGATTGTCGAGTGGCGGGGATGGGTCGCCTACTGCAAGGTCGTGGACGACGAGGCCACCCTCCCGTGCCAGTCCAACGATATCGTGATGTCGCAATCCGGATTGGTGCGCTACTCGCGCATCTGCCGGCATGCACTCTACAGCAAGTGGTGCGGGGCGGTCGCGGCGGACTATCGGTTGCGCCTGGTCGGCGTGACCAATCCCACCGCGACCACGTTGACCCATGCCGGTTTGGCCAGCCAGGCGGACGGTTGGTGGACCGGGGGGTACGCCGAGCTCGACACGGGCGAGCGGCGCATGATCGTGGCCCATACCGGGACGACCGTGACGATCAACTATGCGTTTTCAAACGCTCTCGATCAGAGCGCCGGGATAGCGTTCTATCCTGGCTGCGACCTGACGATTGAGACCTGCGACGCAAAGTTCGGCCGCCGCGCCGCCCATGGTGGCCAGCCGAGTATTCCCCTCAACAACCCGTGGGATGCAAAGGATAAGGTCTGATCATGTTCTTTGTTAAGCTGCTTTTGCTTGTTGTCGTGTCGCTTTTGAGCATGGCCTTTCGGACGCCGGCCAAGCCCACGAACGCCACGCCGGGAGAAATCACGCAAAGTGACATGCCCATGGCCGAGGAAGGGGGCTATGTCTGCATGATGTGGGGGGAACGCTGGATACAGCGGCCAAACGTGTTGCTGTTTGCAAACCTCAATACCCAGCCCATCCGCAGCAACTCCGGGTCGTCGAAATGAGCGCAGAGGAACTGATCGTTACGTTGGCGGACATGCACGCCACACCCGACACCTGTCACGATGGCGGTCGTCGGTTTTGCAAGGAGCATGGGCTCGACTGGCGTGCGTTCCAGCGGTCTGGCCTCCCGGTGTCGCAGGTGGAAGGCTACGACGACGCCATTGTGCAGGCCATTATTGCCACGGCCCGCCGCCGGGCGGCGCGTGAGGCGGAGGTGGCATGAGCAGCGGCGGCGGCAAGGGCAAGGGCAGCCAGTCCTATACGACAGGCTATCGGTACCGGGCCGACATCGTGCAGGCCCTCTGTTCCCGGATGTCCGCCCTGGTCTCCATCATGGTGGGCAAGAAGGTCGCCTGGAAGGGCTCCGTGGCGGGCGGCACCATCTCGATCAACAACTACGGGCTGTTCGGCGGGGACAACTCGGAGGGCGGCCTAGCCGGCAATCTGGTGGTCCGGGACGGCAATTGCAACCAGCAGCCAAGCGAGTACCTGGCCGCGCGTGTTCCCACGCTCCAGCCGGCCTATCGTGGAATCGTCACTGTCGAGGCGCAGGACTTCTACTTCACCGGCCCGAACCCCTATCCCAAGGATTGGTACTACCGGCTGCAAAACTATTCGACGCCCTGGCAGCCGAACTTGATCGCCCCAAAAATCGATGGGGAGGTGACGGGTTGCAATGCTGTCCATGTCGTATGGGATGCCCTGACATCGCGATGCGATACGGATGATGAGCTTGAGTGCGGTTCCCATCTCGAACCGTCAGAAATCAACGAAGAGTCCTTTATAACCGCCGCACAGATCGCCTACAACGAGGGGCTCGGCATTTCTCCTATCTGGGATGGGTCGATATCCACCAATGATTTCGTGCTGGACATTGTCAACAACTATCTCAACGGCACAACATACGATGATCCGATTACCGGGCTCAAGACGATCAAACTGTTTCGTGGTGACTATGATGTCAATAACCTGGAAACGCTGGATGAGACCAAGATCTCAAAGCTCGTATCACATACGCGCAAGCAATGGGGAGATCTGTTTAGCCAGGTTGTTCTGAGCTTTACCCAGGTCAACAACTACGATGTCGGCGATGGTGGCGACTGCGAGACCAACCGCACCTGCATCCGGTACAATCTGCAATGCCATGCCATCCAGGGCAAGACCGTCGCCAAGGACGTTTCACGGCCGTTCATTACGCACCCCACGGTGGCGTCCCGGGCCACCGACCTTGTTTTGGCGCAGTATTCGACCCCCTGGCTGGTGATCGAGATCATGGGCGGCCGGGCCCTGGCTGGCTATGCTCCGGGTGATGTGTTCCTTTTCTCCTGGGCTGCCCTGGGGACGACGCGTGTGGTCATGCGGGTGCTCAAGACCAAGCACGCGGCCGACAATACCGTGACGCTCACCTGCTCGGAGGATATTTATGGTTTGGATTTCGCGATGTTTTCCGGTGTCGGCTCGACAGGCTGGACCAGCCCGATCGCCGCGCCGGCGGACGCGACCTCCCGACGCTTGGAGGAGCTGCCGTATCATCTCGTCGTCAACCAGGTCGTCAGCGAGTCCGACCTTGCGGATCGAGATGAAACATCCGGCGTTATGGCTGCCTTGATCGGGCAACCGTCCGGGACCAGCCTCAATTATGATCTGTATGAGTACGTGGCCTCAACAGGGGATTTTGCGGATCGCGGCGCGCGGGTGTTTACGCCGACGGGCGAGCTGCTGGCGGATATAACCCAGACGGGCACCTCGATTACGGTGGTCTCCATTACCGAGCCGCGTCGTATCGAGCCGGGGAACAATTACTTGGCCATCATCGACTCGGAGTGGGTGTGGGTCACGGCCGGTACGGTGGGCATAGCCGGCCGGTCGGCGACCCTGACCATCGCCCGGGGCGTGCTGGACACTACGCCTGCCACGCATGCGGCCGGAGCTCGCGTGTGGTTTGTCGGCTGGACCGATTACGGGTTGGACGAGACGGTCTATCTCCAGGGGCTGACGGCCAGGATCAGGGCCTGCCCCAGGACGGCCCGGGGCGTGCTGGCGCTGGCCAGCGCCAGCGAAAACGCCCTGGAGGCGGATGCCCGGGCCATCCGCCCATATCCGCCGGCCAATGTCCGGATCAACGGGGATCTGTACCCCGACACGCTGGCCGACAATGCGGCCATTACCGTCACCTGGGATAACCGCAACAGGCTCAACCAGACCGGCGGTCTGTTTGCCCAGGACGCCAGCAACATCCTGCCCGAAACCGGCACGACCATCAGCATCTACATCTATGATGCTGGCACGGGAACCTTGATCCGGTCCGTGACGGGCTTGGCTACTGAGCCTCGATCCTGGACCTACCCCGTGGCCACCGAGCTGTCCGACCGCGAGGAGCGGGCAGGCGAGGCCATGCGTGTGGAGGTTGAGGCCGTTCGGGACGGCTGGGAGTCATGGCAGCGGTTTATCGTGCCAGCGCCGGCGCGGGGACTGTCTGTTGGCTGTCTGACCACAAGCGATGGCGATATCATTGCAACAACGGCCGGAGATAAGCTGGCCTACGAGGACTGATATGTCGATCAAGACCATCCCGGATTTGACTGCGGTGGACGCCCTGGCCGATGAGGATCTGCTCGTTGCCCATGATGCCAGCGCTAACGCGACCAGGAGCACTACTGTCGGGGCTGTGCGTGCCGGCATGGCAACGACGGACGCGCTCGCAGCCGAGGTTGCTGCCCGTGCGGCGCACGAGGCAGCAGCCAACCCCCATGGTGGATCGGCCTCCACCACGGACCTCGCTACCGTGGGGGCTGCCGTGACAACCCACGCGGCCCGCATAGACAACCCGCACGAGGCCACAGCCGCCCAGGTCGGGGCTATCCCGGCAACATCCGGCGCGGCGACGGCGTACGTGTCGGTCGCGTCCGAGACTGCCGCTGGAATTTCGGAGCTGGCTACGCTGACCGAGTCGGTTGCAGGTACGGACACAGCCCGGGTGCCCACAGTCGCCGGGAATCGACAAGCTGTGTTGTCCCTGATGCGTGACAGCCTGGGCAAATTTCCAGGCATCACGCCGCCCTCCCTGAATTTCTTTTGCGGCAACACCACAAGCGACACCGCGCCGGCCGGGACGTTTACCCGGTCGACCACCGGGACTCGACTTGGACAGGCGGGCCTGATCGAGACCGTGGCGGCGGGGAGCGTTCGCCGGGAGTGGGATGCGGGCGGGGTGTTGCAGGGGTGGCGCATCGAGGGATTGCGCACAAATTTAATAACATACAGCGAGCAACTTGATAATGCTGCCTGGGGGAAATATAATACAACCGTTTCTTCAAACGAGGCGATAGCGCCTGATGGAAATACGACGGCCGACAAAATAATAGAATCGTCCGCTTCTTCCACACACGTTGTCTACAAAACCGTAGCTACGACACTGTCATCCATCCATACTTTCTGTATCTTTGTAAAAAAATCCGAACGGTCCCGGTTCATGCTTTATATATTCAATAATGGCAGCCAAAGCAACTATATCCGTGGGAATTTTGATTTGGAAGCGCAGACATTTTCCACGAGCGCGTCCGGGAATGGCTCTGCCACTCAGGCTAATCTCATCGACCTGGGCGACGGATGGTATCTCGCATCGATCACTGGGACTCCCGATACCGCAGCCGGCTCCGGCATCGCCTACTTGCAAATCAGGCTTCTTAACGCGAGCGGGGATGAAAGCTACCAGGGAGACGGGACCTCTGGCCTATACGCTTGGGGAGTTCAGCTTGAAATGGCGGCCGCCCCGTCCAGCTATATCCCAACCACCTCGGCCGCCGTGGCCCGAGCCGCCGACGTCTGGACAGTCGTCTTGGCAAACGATTGGTTCAACACGACGGCTGGGGCACTTTTCATTGCGGGCAAAACGGCCCCTGGGCTGCCACCTTCAGGGGGCACCCAAGTATTAGCTATGTTTGACGACGGGACAGCACTTAACCGATTTTATATCTGGCGAGTAAATACGGGGAATATTTATTTTTCAGCGATAGTTGGAGGCGTGGCCACTTCTCCAAATTTGGGGGTCATCTCCGATAACACAGCGTTTAAAATTGTTGTAACTTGGTCATCTACTAATGTTTCGGCAGTTATTAATGGTAACTCCCCCGTAACTTCAACCATTACCGCTGTTCCAACATTATCAAACTTACGGATTGGATTATCATCATCTGGCACTGGACAGTGGGGAGGGCATATTAATCACCTCGCTTATTTCCCAGTTGCTTTGTCTGATGTACAATTGCAGGCCATCACGCTGTAGGGGGATATTATGCAAGATATTTGTTTAAAAACAACGGACCAGACAACGCTCACCGATGCTCTGGACGCGCTTGGATTGGCCAGGGATGGGCAGATTACGGGCGACTGGTTGTACGTGGGCAAGGTGCTCAAGACACCGGGCACCTACACGGAGGACGGCACCGAGACCACGGCCCCGGTGTACCTGGACGGCGAGTATGCCGTGTACCGGGCCACCGACACCCAGGTCGCTGTGATCGAGACCGCGACCTGGCCGGAAGGTGTTTCGATTGTTACTCCGCCGGATGGAATTTCGATGTTCGGTGGCGAGTGGCTACAGCCCGATCTGACGACGCTCCAGGCCGAAGCCTGTGCCCGTATCGATGCGTCGGCCGAGGCTTTGTGCAATACCGTGGTGACTCCTGGCTCCTCGCAGATGGCCCGGTACACCCGCAAGCAGGCCCAAGCTGAGGCCTATCTGGCTGATCCATCCCCGACGGCGGACAAATATCCGGCCATCTACGGTGAGGTCGGAATCACGGCCGACACCGTCCAGGCCGTGGCGGAGGTGGTCTTGGCCCGGGCGGCAGCCTGGTGGACGTATGGGGATGCGATCGAGCGGGCGAGGCTGGCCGGCAAGCGTGCCGTCGAGTCTGCTACGACCGTGGCCGCGATCCAGGCGGCTGAGGCGGCTGTGGAGTGGCCGGATCTGCCGTAAGTGGAGCAGGCGGGACGGGTAACCGCCGCCCCACTGGCCCGGTGCAGCAACACCGGTCCACCGGCTCGCGCCGGCTGCTCCCTGCCCACCGGGACGATGGGTGCAAGGGAGGTAGCAAGCGCGGGCGCAACAATCAATGGATCATGCAGGATATTAGATGCGGACAGTGTAACCGGTTATTGGCCAAGGGGGAGGCGCTCGACCTCTCCATCAAATGCCCCCGATGCGGGGCGATCAACCACGTGAGGGCCGCGAGTCCCGACACAGAGAGCCACAGAGCCCCGGAGAAGGGGCCTTCACGTGCGAGAGATGCTCTTTGATAACGGCATATTGTATCAGGGTGATGCCTTGGCTGTCCTGCGTGAGTTGCCGGAAGCCTCGGTGGATGCGGTGGTCACTGACCCACCATATTCGAGCGGCGGTCTCCATGCCGGGGCGCGACGAGTCGACCCGGCTAAGAAGTATCAGTCCACCGGGACCAAAAAAACGTACCCGGCCATGCTCGGCGATCTCAAGGATCAGCGATCGTTCATTATGTGGGCCACGCTATGGTTGTCCGAGTGCTGGCGTTTGACCAAGCCGGGCGCACCTGTCCTGGTATTCTCGGATTGGCGCCAGCTCCCGGCTATGACCGATGCCGTCCAGGCAGCTGGGTTCGAGTGGCGCGGGATCGTGGTTTGGCACAAACCGACAGCCAGGCCCATGCAGGGAGCCTTCCGGCGCGACGCCGAGTTCGTGGTCTATGCTGTCCACGCCCCGGCCAAGGCCCACACGCGACGGTGTTTCCCTGGCGTCTTCGCCCATCGGGTGGTGTCGGCGGACAAGGTGCATCTGACCGGCAAGCCATTGGGGCTTTTGGTCGACCTGCTCCAGGTAACGTCCGAGGGAGGTACGATCCTGGACCCATTCATGGGCGGCGGCACCACGGCGTTGGCTTGCCAGCAGACCGGCCGGAGGTTCATCGGCGTGGAGCTGTCCGAGGCCTATTTTGACCTGACCAGAGAGAGGATTCAGCTCGCCAAGGGGGCTTGCCTGGAGAGGTAGCTTGAGGCATCCTCCCTGTAGTGAGGGAGGATGCCATGAATATCGATATGATCGCCGAGAAGCTGTCGCGACTTGGTCTGATCGGTTTAGATGGGGAGGGGGTCGGCTTAGCAATGGTCGGTCCCTTCCTTTATATGAGTGATGGTTCTTCGGGTTTTTACGTCGACCCAAAGATCGCATGGCAAGGCATCAAAAATCTAACCGAATGCACGCCTCGTCAGTTCTGGGATCGCGCTTGGCTGGATGCCCCGTCCTACGACTCCCTAGCTGATGTGTGGGAGTCATGGGACACCCCACTGATCGAGGCGGCCCAGAAGCCACCAAGATCATCCGACTATGTCGCCATTGGCCGTTTACGGCGGTTTGGCCCCCACGAATACCTCATCCAAACAGAGGACGGGGAGTACGGGGTGGTCGACGAAAAACAGGCCTCAAAATGGCGGCTGACGCCCCTAGATTAATCGTTCACACCGGGGCGATGGGACTTCAAAACTAACTGTCGTTGGGTACAAAACTAAACGTCGCCCTACAGCTGGTGGCCTTCCGGGGCGATCCGACCATGGCCGTGTGGCGCTGCGTCGTGGTCGCCCTGGCGGCCGGCATCGTGGGCTACTGGGCCGGCGG